CACCTCCTACTACCCAGCGTAAACTACTTTCGCTCCAGATCAGGGACGCTAAAAAGCCTTAGGGGTTGGGAAATTCTTCAGTTGACAGTACTGTTGCTACAAGGCCAGACTAGTGTCAAATCTTTATACACCTATTTACGCTCTAGGTGTCGCTTGTCCTTACATAGTTGAACAAGTGGGGGTTTACTAATTTATAAAGCATTTACGTCATGGATGCTTAGAATCGCCTATAGTAGTTTGAACTTTCAGAAAGAAAGGAATAACTACAAAACTAAGATAAATTTTCGATTGGACGCCCAACTATTAATAAGCTGAGCTAAAGTGAAAACTTACTTAATTTCGCCGAAATCTAAGTTGATTATGATGTAATATACTCTTAGCATTCATGTTTTAAATGCTTAGTAAATTATCCTCGTGGGACGTTAGGGATGGGATACGAATATCCATTTTTATATTTTATTTTTGAGAGTACTCCGTTTATTTTATTTTATTTTTGTAGTTTTTTGAAATGGAGTTTTTATGTAATCATGACGAATTTATGGGTTGGTCACGACTTTCTTGTATAAAGATAGTTGTCTCATGGAGCAGCACTACGGTTCCCTTTACCGAATGATGTACCTGAAAGTGTCTCATACGTGGACACTGCGAATTTTGCCGCTAAACCAATCTTTGGTGATACGACAGAAAGGACGTCAGCGATCTAAGATGCTCGCGTTGAAAAGTTAGGCTATGTGGTCAGTTAATTTGACTTAACAAAAACTGATTCTGCAAGAGATGAGTCCATGATCATGGCTTTTGGATGAGTTTGTATAGTTGCCTATACTTGATCTATTTAAGCTGGATTAGACATGACGAATGACTATGGGACTATATTTAGGAAGGCTTCCACAGGTAAGTACTCGATGTTTGTAAAAGTCTCAATGAGACCTATAGTAACACCAGGAGCACAGCCAATGAAGTTAATTGCCATTAAAGAAGTGTAGTCACCATTTAAAACTCTGTATGTGATGTCGTCAGGACCTTGAGGTATATAAATTATACGCAAGGATTTATCGACTCTTTCAATACTAGAGACTCTTGATTTTTGTAATAAGGATGTAGTTATTACTGGAGCAGCCTAATTGAGGAATGTAGGTAAAAATGCACCTATTCTTATTCCCTGATTATTCATTATAGACGACGTGTAGGTAAACTTTACTACACTACTTACGATTCTGTATTTACCCGCATTTTGTGTGGACACATATGCACCTCCCTAGACAATAACATATGGGCCAGGGTTAGGCCTTAGAGCGACAGATACCAAGTTCATAAGGGGGTCATTAATCATATAAAGATTGTTCTATGACTGTATCTGGGGGTAAAATTGTACCTATGCCTCGGAATTTGCGTTGGTAACAACGTTAATTGATTGATAGAAATGTTGGAAAGAAGAAACCTATGGAAATGGGGTAGGTATGCGTGCTTCTTTTCCGGCTTCAGGGTACAAAACGGAACCGACATAATTGTTTGTAGGATATGTGTTCCTGTCACCGTAGTTTAGTGTCTTTTTACTACGGCCGCCTTTTCGGGGTTTTCTGACTTAGGATTTTTGTGAGAACGACACGTTTGATCGACTCTGCCTAAGGTTTGAATTTCTACTTGATTTTTGTTTTTACTATTACTTCTTCAGGTTTGTTTACATTTAATGATTACTGTTTTTATTAAACCTGGGCCCGAGAGCCAATATACATTGGGTTATTTGGATTGTAAGAAGCCATAAAGTTGGAACCTTCCGCACATTATAATAGTGCATAAAGAGATTCTCCTAATTATTGCTTATACTCTCTTTCTAGCAGCGACCAATTCAATGAATAGGCGTTAGCGTGAGCGCGTAATGCTTTATTCATGTCATAGTGCGAAGATATGTCGGGGTTGTACCTCTTGGGTCGTATAGACTCAAAGATAGGAGCTTTTGCCCCCCAAGAATACAAACCATTCAACACAGCTTCTCTATGCATCTCACCATCAAAATAAGTTTTTCTACTAGTAGAAATCTTATTGGTGTAGTGCGACTAGAAAACCGCTCTTTTCGCATCACGAGTAACAGAGCAGTCATCGAACCCGAAGACTATAGTTTTTGACAAAAATGTCATAGTATCAAACGTACAGAAGACTTCCTTTACCTATTAGCCTAAGCCATGGACGCCCGAATTTTCTGCAGAATAAGCATTATAGAGATTCTATAATACTATATCTAAATCAGCGCGTTCAATCATCAAAGTAGCGTCATCACCTGAAACAAATGGCTGGTAAGAATACTTGTTGTCCCGACACACATACTCGATGTACGAGAGAACTCTAAGCGTATTACCCCACGTAGTTCTGGTAGGATGCCCCGAGAAGACAGTGCCTTCAACCTCACCCCTCAATTCCAACGATTTAGTAACGTTGTTCACCATGAAGAATTTGGATTTCAGCTCCGTCAACGCAACAATGAGCGGTTTGCGTAGGTCTAATGGAAGGTCCATTAAGGTCGACATTTTATGATAGACATCATCAAACACAGCTTTCACAATAGAAACATCAATTATTTTTAAAAGTTCGGCGTGTTAATTCCTATCATGCGAAGAACCGTCCCAGGAGATCAAAATGGGATCGGACATTTTATTCATCGCTTTCCGTAGTCTTTTCTACAAATTACCAGAGTTCAAACCGTGAACAAATCCGGGTAAGACTTTCTTTGTGGCTCTAATTACGAGGTAATTAAAGAAACCTCCTAGCACTTTTAGTTCGGTGGATGGATTGAATAGATTCCTGGGTCTTTAGTCGACCAAAGAGGGATCTGAAACTGTTTAAATTTCTCCATTTTTCACTAGAACTTCCAAAATGATAGGGATTATATTAGTGTCCTTAGCCTGTTACAGACCCTTCAAATACCTATTACGTTTTTCCTAAGGGAAAGAAGATAGATATGAGTCTAAACTGGCAAGATCATCTAATAAGATCTCCTTCTGAATACCCTAAGTAACATTCTATATGAAAGTCTCGCTATAAGTTGCGTAATCTTTCAGAACCTTAGGGTCTGGCCGGAGTCTCCCCCCTCCGTGACGACCAAGTATACTGTAATACTGGTTTATAGGACATCCTTCATGTGCTATATTTCTAACAAATCCCAACTAGTCTTCAAATAAAACGCCCGTGCGGACGTAAGGGTTCTTAACAGGATTGTTACAGTTGCATTGCTTCAGAAGATTTTCATACAATTTTTCATCAAGTTTCAATGCAGAGAAAGTGATGGTGACGGGTGATTTACCGAATTAAATACAATCTTTTATAAAACGGTCGGCAGGGACATGTAATTTATACAGCCCTTCTGTGCCTATCTTCTGATTCCACTACCCTGATATACTAGAAAGGGTGTGGTCCATGAGGCCGACATCGAATGAGTCAGCGTACTAAAATAAGGTGCACCATGTTGTACGCAAGTCCATCTCGCGCATCAAAAATGATAGGGCAGCCTTACTTTCTCGCAGTCATAAGGGGTCGGGACCTGAGGCGGGTTCATTCTTCTCCATACTTCCGAAACTAGGACTTAAAATACCTAGGATCTACTACGCGTCAGTCGTGACTTTAGTAACAGCCATACACTTGTTCTTCAAGTTGTTCTTAACTCTGTTCTTTTAAAGCCTATCTATCTTCTTTTTTACATTCTTTCTAGCTTTAGCTAAATTAAGAGGTAACTTAAGCTAAGAATGATGGATAAGAAGTTTATCCAATATTTTTTGTGTGGCTGATTTGCGCAAAGCGCTAGGGGCATCACGTCCCTGCTATAGATTATTTTTTGGCTTATCCTTGGGTTAATCTCTCCCAGCAACGTACCGATCTAAGTTGTTTTATTATGATTTCAACTGATCAGTATGGGTCCACGGTGTCTCTAGCATGTAAATGAAATATAAAACTATACTGAATGCTAAGAAGATCCACATTACGGCCGCACCTTTTGTGGCAAGGAAGGCAAGGAAAAGTACATACAACCAAGTCAACATAGTCTTGTTTGTAATGATGGCTAATACATTTCGCGATAGTATTCTGAAATAGGCTGCTGTATCCCAACCGTATCTTTCTATCAATTATGGCTCCGATACGAAATAATCACTGTTTTCAGCAATTACTCCCATATCAGCGCGAGAATCATTGATTTCGGAAAAGATGCCTTTAGAGGCACTTCAGATTCCTAACGCTACTCTGTAGCAACACATCATAACCTTTTCTTGGGCTTGCGTTAAAGGACGGTCTTTCAATTTTTAATTGACGGACTCCAAAAACAGTTCCGTGTTGATAGTTAATCGACGATATAAAGTGTCTTGATTTTTCCAACTATCTGTACCTACGAGGAACTTGACGACTTACTACACCTACATCGTAGGGAGTAATAGAGTATCTATATCTAGTGATAATTGGCCGTCGACAATATTATCACGTGTGTGTTTGGGACCCAGAATGGTTCGCACCTGGTATAGCTGTTAAAATTGGTTTTATGTAACTTAGCCTATACTAACATAACCTTCAGTACTTTTATTCCATGGAACGATGTAAACTGACACCATCCTTAGATTTTTACCTACTTAAACAAACATCCGTTCGGACCACATCGTGGTGCCTTCGGCAGTTCTCATAAACCTGTTTTAAGGCGTTAAGAAATCCCATTAAAAGACTGGGTGTTCGTAGGGGTACTGATTACCGTTAGCGTGCATACTACAATATGGCTTTCCTGTTATTCCTCCTGTTATGGTGACTGTGCCTTCATTATCAAAAAATTAATATATACCGTCAACTGATGGCATACATAAAAAATTGGCGACGACGACACGAGAACCTTATAGGGCACAATTATGAGCATGATCAACGACGCCTGGATAATACACGCAATCGTTAAAAACGGACACAACTTATGATGGAATAATGGATTTTCCTTAAAATACTGTTGGTAGTATACTAGACGCTCTAACTGGTCTAATGGTATGTTGGACATAACTGGGGGGCTGGTGGTTTTTGAGGTATCTAACATCATAAGATGATATACCACCTCTAACTGCTATCATTCCTGCTAAATGTTCTTTAACATGAGGAGCCCAGCGGTGAAATTTGGAGCCGATGTCATAAAGAACATCAGAGGGGGACATTTCAGTCATAATACTGAAGTTTAGCATGTCATTATAGGTACGCAACATGGGATGGCAGTACTCTCGTTTCACCCTATTCTTAAATGAGGGTTGACTAATAATGATTGGCTCTCCAAATTTGTTAGACCGGCCAAAATTCTTATTGACCCATGACAGTATACGTTCGTCTGTGTATTCACCGAACTGTAAAGATAAGGGTATGCCTGTCAAAACATACTTATTTGTGATTGGATGTAGCGTGAAAGTGTACTTATTAGTTAGCTCTAAACTACTTAATGCAGCAGGCCAAGCAAGGGGGACTAAAGGTTTGTCCAAGGCTTATTTGGGGGGCTGAATTAAGGGTTAAAGGGGTTTTGGAGGTTACTCGACGAAGGCTGAGCGTATCCAATCAATAAAGTTTCTTGCACATTTAGGGACATCACGGAGTCCATAACAGCCTTATTTAGGCCATACTACAACTAATCTACTTATCGGGGGGAGAAGGAACGTACGATTCTAACTCAAATCGTCGATTAGTGGGAATATAACATTTGAGAAAATTCCACTGTCGACGTGCTCTTATCTTAAAAGCCACCACAATAAGTCTTCCGTTACACCTTTAACGGGCAAATCATCTGTAACACCAGCTACAGGCAATGGAGTCATAGTTTATTTTTACTCATTCTTAGGAATGTCAATACACACATCTTATTAATACTGTTAAAGATTAAGATCTTTATCAGCAGTAACTTCGATAATAATATCGTCCTCCTTTTTGAAACCAGGCAACTAGTCAACCTAAAGGTCACTAGCAAACATCTGGGCTACTTTCTCCTTCCCGAGCAACTATTTCCTTAACAAACCTTATAAAAAGAAAAGGGGCTGGACTTCAGGTTTCTGTTCCTGGCTTTCCCCCGACTTCGGAACTAAATCCTATTGTGGGGGGAGCGTCTCCGGCTATTCTTTTACGGAGGTAGTAATGGTCAGAATCACGTCTTTCTTGGGCTGTGAATTCGGATGACCGGTAACTAAGCGATCTATTACGCCTTGATGAGGGTTAGGAACAACCTCGGTCTCGAGTTTAATTCCGTCCTTACCAAGCCCCTCGTAGTAACCAGAGAGGATGGTGTCGACAAATGGAAGTTTGCCAGGAACAACATACGCGTGATACCCATCTCTAGAGATATTCTCTAATACTATAACAGAAGCTGTTAATAGATTGTTGATGGATTTGACGTGAGTGTCGTTGAAGGATGCCTGATCATACACGAATACGTATTTCAATGATTTGACTAACTCTCTGAAGAGGGTATTAACTAATACACCTGACTTCGGGTTAATCACAATCGGAGATTTAACTCTAATCGCTTCTGACTTTAGCATGCTGGCCCCAATATTCATTTGCTCGATCAATTAGCCCACAGTGTAAGTAAAGTTCAACTTTATACACTTGGGTCGCATTAGATACAAGAAAGCATAGGAAATACACTAGTTCTATGCCGAAGGGACGCACACCCAATGCCGCGGCATTGTAATTGAGGGTGTGAGCGATACGTCCATCGTTTGGACATACCGAAAAGAAGATTCATCCTTCAATTCTCGGATGGTTGCATTCTTGGTTGAGATCTAATCAATTTTAGACTTCACTTAAGATTACAACTCTTACTTTTAATTCTAGTAAGTTTTCTTTTTGTTTTTCT